ACCGCCCTTTATAGGGACCCCGCTATCTCTAAGTGCTTTAAGAACACCGCCACCGTCTGATAAGTGTTTTCTTTTCTCTCTTCTTTGGTCCCTTCTTGCTACTGCGCTCTTAGCATCTGTTTTTGCATCTTGCGTAGCCTCTTTAATTTTATCATTTATATCCATAGCAATTAATATATCTAATTGCATTTTATATGCACCGCCTTCGCAGTCATATTTATCAAATAGGTCCGAGGGTAAAACCCCCTTAAAAGCCATACATAGAGAGGGGGCTACTCTAATAAAGTCTACAAAGGGATAGCGCCATCCTGTTCATCCCCTCTTACGAAGTATAATATTGTTAATAATTCGTCGGAAGTTAAAGTATTAACATCAATTCCTTCATCTAATATACAATTAGGAATCCACTCTTCCATTTGTGTAGTAACGCTACCACCGTATTCATCAACTAAGTCAGTAAACTCTTCATTTTGTTCGTCTGTCCAATCTTCCGGCTCACCTGCGTGGCGCATTTTTCTAAACGCTTTACCTTGTGCAGTAGTTACTGCTAACTTTTCCATACCGGAGGCTTGTCTAACCCAAATCTTTGTTCCATCTTCTAACTCTATCTCTTTCTTCATTACAGGCATAATACCACACTCTCGCTCTCGCTAATACTATGTAAAAGGTATTCCTTTAATAAAGAATTACTCTTCTTCGTCTATTTTTACGGGAACAATAACTTTTGCTTTAGGTTTAGAGACAGGCTTGGATGCCATAGGAAATCTTCGGCAGTATTTTAGAATCTTTCTTTTATCACCAATAGCAACAATATTATCCATCTGTTCTTTAGGTATTTCTCTACCTAATGATTCGATAAAATCTTTCAAGTTTAACACCTCAGAAAGCAGTTGAGCCTAATGTGCCACCCTTTGCTGTAATGTCCATACAACCTAAATTGTTATCGTATAATCCTACAAAACCAACAGACATTGTTTGTGAATCTCTTCCACTTACGTTAGAAGTAGGCGCTTCCCAACGAATATTGTAAAAGTTAAACTTTATGTAATTATCCGCAGGTGAGTCCTCTTCTGTGAAGTGTAGTATCATAACAGGGTCAGTACCGTCATTATATGCAAGACCCTTTGTTGTTATTAAAGATGTGTAGTCTGGGTCGTCTGTTGTTTGAGCGCCATAAAGTACTTTGTTAAACTCAACTGTTCCGGTAACTTCTCTTCGCTGCATCTTTGGTTTGCTGCTGTATGTACTATCTCCTAAAGCCATAGCGTTATCTGTATCGGGGTTTAGGCTTATTTGGAAATCAACTGATTTAACACTTGCTGATGCTGCGGGCGCATCGCCTGTCCCATCGTCAAACAATACTGTTCCGTTAGAAAAGTAAAGAGCGTCTAATGCGTCTCCTTCAAAAGTAACTGCGGCTACATCGACAACTGATGATTTCTCCCTACAACCTACGAAATCAGCACTCATCATAACGTATTCTCCTACGGATGCTGTTACTGATAATGTATTTGCTACCATACCTGTGTAAGTGTGTATTTTCTCTTCTCTTCCTACGTCAATAGTATAAGAATTATACGCATCTGCTGCTACGGCAGGTTCACTAAATGTATGAACATCAAGAGTAACATCCGTTTTTGGGAAGAATGCTGCTAAAGTATTCCCTAAAAACTCATCTAGTTGAACGGCCATATTATAGCCACCTTCTGAGTATTCTTTACCTGTTACTGATTTACCAACAACCGGCCTACTCATATCTTGTCTTGTAAGTAAGTCCATTCTTGTTGCGAATGATTCATCATCAACTTCTCCAAACGCAGTCGGTGCAACTTCTGTACCGTATGCGTCTGCTGCTTCTTTTCCTAATGCTACGTATCTATTTAAAAACTCGACCATATAAATGCCTCTAGTATAGTACGTTGAGGGGATGACTGCCTTATCAATATTATTATCGGTGTCTCATATCTATTCTTCGCATATAAGTAAGAGTAAGCACATGAACACATATAGTTTCGTCATCATCCATTTTAGAGTCTAACTTAGCATCATAGGAAATAATGCTGTCTGTTGTGGCTTGTACCCCAGTATTTGTGTATAATTCATCGAATACTTCTCCCATAATATTAAGTCCTGCTCGGTAAGCATCTTCATAATTAGTACCCCTAACAGTAATAAATACCCTAACATCGTACTCTTGTGTTATTTTTGCGCCACCTAATGACTCAAAATTAGGTGAGTTTAACTCAGATATTAAAACGTGTATGCTTGGTACAGGTATTCTGTTAAGCATTTGTGAAGATATGTCGTAGCCATATACTATTGATGAGTCCGGTACTTGTGTTTTTAGATACATCCTATTACTATTTTTTAGTTGTTGGACTATTCCAAGACCCATCCTAGCCAAAGTATCTTGCGCGAAGTCAGATATTAGTAACTCTTCGGGTGTAAATGCACCGAACTTAGAGTAATATACAGCCGACCATTTTACGCTGCCGCTAGTATTACCCCAACTAACCGATGCGCTGCTTCCAGCCGCCCCTGTAACGCTATAATAAGCAACTGCGCCACTAAAGTCGTTGACTATTTCGTGTGTGTAAAGTTTTGCTGCCCCACCTGCTTCTAAAGTTAGTCTTAAAATTAAAGTAACCGGATTCTCTTCTTCTTTTTTTATGTCTAAATCACTAATAGTAACTGTGCTAGCACCCACTAAACTTAATGATGAATTATTACCTGTTGATTTTACCTCTACTTTATGAGTACCATTATCTAAGGTCATAAGAACAGTATTAGTACTAGGTGCGGTAGTATATTCAAACGCAGCAACTAAGGTGTAAGAGCCGCCTGCTTCGGGGGTAATTGTATATTCGCCATTAGTAATTAACCAATCACCACCGGATGCTGAACCGCTACCGCTAACCGACCAACTATCATTAAATGTACCTGTTAACGCAGTAGGGTCTGAACCTGTCATCCTACTATTCCAATACTGTGTTTTTGTTGCTATACTCATACTAACCACCTCTTGCATTCTTTAAGTGATTAACTAATCTTTTTGTTCCACCTAAAGGATGTGAGTTTATCTTAAAACTACCTGTTCCTTCGGCTGTTAATTCAGTTAAGTTTGCGCCCCTGCTACCTATAACACCCGTAGGCTCTTGTTCATGTGGTTGCCCAACATCATAAGAACCTGCGTTAAATGAAATAAATTGATTTGCACCTTTACTTTGTTTTCTCCCATACCATAAAGAATTACCCACCACATCATACAAGTCTCCACTTGCTCTTTCGCTAGGACTGTACTCTCCCTTAAATGCCCTACGCATACTTATAATTTCATCAGTAGTATTTACGCTAGCAATAACTAAAGCCTCTTCCATAGCCATCTGCATTTTTATTTTTATTTGTTTATTAATAAAACGAAATGCACTTTTATAACCACTTTTGTCTAAGTAAGCCTCAAACTTTAAAGGGCCGTTAGTACGACTAACTTTTAATTTATTAGTTGGTGTTCTTATACTATGTTTTCCAAGATATGCTTTCATATCTTTTACTTCTTTATTTAATACAGCCTGTTGTTCATTTAACTGATTTACAACATTTGCCCTAAACTTACCTACGGCATCTATTCTAGGAAATCCCGCATGAATATAAGGTACTTTTGTAAATCCTTTCATACCCTCACCTAATCAACACTACCCAAATGGGCTAGCCTAGTTAGGTTAAATGTACCTCTTTCTCTCAACACTCCACCACGCATAGAGTTTTCTTGAAATGTACCTTCATCCTCCATGTAGTAAGCGGCTGCTATATCAGCACATATTTCTCTAAGAACATGAGCAAACTCTCCCGCTTGAACAGTAACTCCTGTGGCGTGGTCGGCACTAATACCACTAACGCCTGTTAGTATGTTAGAATCATTAGTATCTTTACCTGTCCAAGAAAAAGAGTCTCCATCTACGTTTCCATTACCTGTTGTGGTGAAGGAAGCAGAACTAGTCAAAGTAATACTAGTAGCCCCCGCACTTACTGCACCGTTAAGTGTAGTATCTGCTATTGATTTGCTAGGTACATTTCTACCGTAGTCTCTAAAAACTTGGTCTATATCTATTGTAGCCCTGCGTATAGCAAGTGTTAACTTAGATGCTGCTTGTGTGCGTTGGGCTGAGTTTAGCCCAAGTCTCATACCAACATCACTTGAAGTACAATAATAGACCATTACTTAACACCGTTCCTGTTATTAACACAAAAAGCATACGCTTCTGCATTTTGTTATACGCTTTTAGTGTCTTTTCAAGGTTTGCTAATCTTTGTGTAACATCTCTACACCATATATGCCATTCTTCTTGATTCATAATATCACATTTGTGTTGATAAACCCATAGCCCCTGCCACTATTGCTATTAACGCCAATGTAATTTTTTGTGTGTTTGACATATAGGATGCGATAAGACCATTAGTAACTTCTAATTCAGTAGCCACTTGTGCAAGTCCCGTTTTCATATCCATGTTAGACTGAACTAGTTGTTCAATAAGTCTTTCATGTCGTCTGCCGGTTTCTTCTAAATTATTTAATCTTATATTAATAACGCTATCTTCATTCATCCATACTCGCCTTCAATCGAGCAATTAGGTCTGCTTTCTTACCGCTAACAGCAAGCCCCTTTTCTTTTAGCATTGTTTTTAACTCAGCAACATTACGGGACTCAAGAGTTTCGTCTAGGGTTTTTAGTTCCGCTTTTGCCTCTACAAGTTTTTCCTTTACCTCATCTACGTTATCAATAATCTCATCAAGAGTTATTTTACCGTCAGCATTTAGGACCAAGAACTTTTTGTAAAGCCATACTCCTATTCCCGCTAATCCTACTAATGCTAGTAAGATTATCTCTATATCACCAAGCAAAGATGATGAATCTAAGGGTATGCAGTCTATCGTTTCATTCAATGCATTTAAGCAAGTCTCGGCTGTTGTATTGTTACTCATTTTCTTCACGCTCATATATTATTTGTTTTACGGCTGAGAAAGGAATAACACTAAAGGGTCTAGTCGCACCTACTCGATATAACTTGAATCCATGAAGTGTTTCTTCAATGTTTACATTGGTATATGATTTTTCGGGAGGACTATAAACAATCTTCCCCTTCCTCACGGCAGCCATAATACAACCAATACATAGAACCTACTTAAAAGGTTACTCTCCTAGAATACCACTTTCTAGCAGCATATCTATAATTTCTTTGTAATATTCATAATCATTTATAGTACATATTGATTCTATATGTGTATCACCTATACTATAATTAACAAAGGCTTTAGGACTTACAAACACATTATAAGTTTTTACGTAATTACCCACACTATCATTTACTTGTACTACAAGAGTAACGGGTGCTTCTTTTTCTATAACTTTGCCAGTAACATTGTTACAGGTAATAACACCGTCTCTTTCTAAAGTCTCTAAACTAAACGAAGGACCTACCATACCAAGAATTATTATTAAGGGAATAATATATGCTACGCTAGTGCTTTCGCTCATGATATTAACTACTATTGGTGTTAGTTAAATTATCTCCAACGTGGGCCTTCGGCCCATCCTACTAGACTTGTTCTACTACCTTTGGTAATAGGCGCAACTCCGTGTTCAAAGTATGATAAGAAACATATTACTGTACCTTTCTTAGCAAGTGCTATTGGGTCGGGATTTTGTGTATGACTAAATGTTAATTCTCCACCTTCATAATCTTCGGGGTCTGATAGTTGTACTACAATACTTACTTTTCTGTGCATACCATCTTGTCTGTTCCAATCAATATCGTGGTGCATACCATAGTGGTAGCCTATATCCATATATTCTGTAAATTGTAATGGTGGTAAATAAGATACTTCTACACCAAAATGTTCATTGGCTTTTTCTATATACCACATCATCTGTTCTGTAAGAGGTCTGTATTTTTCATCTTGTAACCATCTTATTTGGGTTTTCCTGTGGCTATCTTCTTTACCTTCACCTGTTCTAAAGGTAGATGCCGCTTGAGGTTCTGCTTCCTTTGCCGCCTCAATTATTTCATTCACTATTTCTTCACTCAACGCTTCTTCCCACATTATCCATGCGGGATGTTTCATCATTTCTGACATAACGTACCATTACATCATAGGGTATTTAAGGAGTATCTAACCACCAATAACGCCTGTTATCTGTGAAGTCATTCCGTTGCCGTATGTGATTGTGATTGTTCCACCTCTAGTATCAACCACCCATGCTGTAATAGTGGTGTCTATTTTACCATCAATGTCCACATTAAAACCACCGCCGCCGCCGCTACCACTAGGACCTGTTGGTCCGGTAGGGCCTGTGGCTCCCTGTGCTCCAGTTGGACCTGTCGCTCCAGTCGCTCCCGGTGGACCTGCTGCACCATCACTACCCGAAGGTCCTGTTGGACCAGTAGGTCCGGTAGGACCAGTAGGACCTGCTGCTGCTCTTGACACACCTTGTTCTTCTTCTAACTCTCCATAGTCGAACCAAGATGGGATAGATGGGAATACACCATCATCATGAAAAGTCGATTTAGTAGAAATAGAAGATAAGTTCTTCATAGCAGTTCTAAAAGTGTCAAGTTCGGCTTTCTCTGATGCGCTTAAAGTATCATAATAGTTCTCACCGTATGCGTTTTGTATTCTTTTCAACCATTCTCTTTGGGTTTGTTTTAGTGCTTTTTCTGCTTCATCTGCATTCTTAAAACTTCTGCTCATTTTTTATCACTCCTTCATTTCAAAGTAAAACACTACTCTTACTCTTCCCACTTGATTTGTACTTGTATATGATGACGGGCTAGTTAATCGTAGATTGAATGTATCACCTGCAACAAAACCAAGATTCGGTGATGCGGTTCTTGTATAGGAACTACCACCGCTTCCGGTTGAAGCCCAAGAATATGTTGTTGCTAAATCCGAACCGTTCTTTGTAATCTTGTGAACGAAAGAAGTAGACCCGGTTTCCGCACCGACATTACCTACGAACCAACGTATCTCCTTAAGTTCGCAATCAAACGGTATTACTGCACCCATTGGATTTGTTGAACCATCGGTGTTGTTTACGTTATTGATACCACTACCAAAAGAAAATCTCCAACCGTTTCTAAGACTTGATGAATAATATTGGTCATTCCATTCTGCTGTAATGAAAAACTTAGCGGGTGTTGCTAATGTTTCCCATCTACTCGAAGCACCGGGTGTATCGCCAAAAGTAGTAGAAACCGCCGCAATATAAGTACCGCCTTCGTGAGTAACAACATCACCTGTTGAGTAATTACCGTCAACCCAAACATCTTCCCATGAAATTGCACCAGTTGGTCCCGTAGGTCCAGTTGGTCCAGTTGCTCCTGTCGGACCAGTAGGTCCAGTTGGTCCTGTTCCACCGTCAGAACCGTCATTTCCCGGTGGGCCTGTTGGCCCAGTAGCACCGGGCGGAATCGTAAAAGCGAATACTTTCGATGTGTCCGGTCCACTAGCACTAATGGCTAAAGGACCACTTGCTACGGTGGGTGTACCGAAACCTGCTGCTGCCCCATTAGTTCCAT